CATCTTGACTCTCACCATCCCCACGAGAAGGGCGCGGCCTACGAGGGAGAGAAGCGGCCAAGCAAACCGAAGACCTGCGCGGTATGCAATGTGCTTGTGCCGGCGGGAAGGGCGATATGCGGCAACTGCGGGGAAGCGTTGCACGCGACCGGCATCGAGCACGAGGACGGGGAGCTTGCGTTGTACGGTTCGCCTGCCAAGAAAGCCACGCGGCGGGAGTACACCATGCAGGAGAAGCAGGACTGGCTATCAGGCCTGTTATGGCTGGCGCAGGAACGCGGCCAGAAAGAAGGTGCAGCCATGCACCGCTACCGGGAGAAGTTCGGCGTCTTTCCGGTGAAGCTCGACCGGAAGCCCAGACCTCCATCGTTCGAAGTTGAGCAATTCGACCGTCACTCGCGAATGAAGTATGCCAAGGCAAGACAGAAAGAGGTTACGGCGTGAAGTATCAGGAGTTTCTCGAGCGCAAGGCGTTTGCGCCGATTGTTTCAGGGCTGACGGACGTTCCGAAGCTCTACGAATCCATGTTTCCTCACCAGCGGGACGTATGCCAATGGGCACTAAGGCTTGGCCGGGCAGCGGCATTTCTCGGCACCGGCATGGGCAAGACGCTGAGTCGATGACGCTCTTTGATGAAACCGAACCGCGCACGATCAACGGAGAAGAAGTGATACTTCCGGCAGGTTCAATCATGGGTTCTGAGTTCATCGATCCCATGCAGAGAGCTAGATGAACGTAAACGGGTATCACCGCGCCGTGGAAATGAGCCACATAAAGCAACTTATGTCGTACACCCAGGAGCAGTTCGAGGAGGATTGGCAGGTATGTCTAGCGTTGGCGGTAATGATGGCGGAGCAGGGCAGGAAGGATCATCTGGAGAAGCTGTTAGACCATTACATGAAGCGTGTCACGGTATGGGCGAGCCTGTTTCCCGAGTGCGCGCTCTCGAATGTGCGGAGTCCCTTCGAGATTTCAGGCTGATGGGCCATCGTACGCTGCTTGTGCGCCAGCGGATCATGCAGGAGGTGGGATATAAGCCCTAAGCAGCTGCGGATAGCGGGATTGCAGAAAGTATTGGAGACGCCTGCGGAGAATGTCGGCGTGAGGTTCGGGTGGAGGCGGCGTGACGTTTCTTGAGGATATGCAGAAGCGTTACCCGCGTCATGTACGCATCGGCAAGGTCACCGGGCAGGTACGCCTGTCCGGTCCAGCCTACGAGGAGTTGCGCGAGTACATTTGGAGCCGGGATCATGGGAAGTGCATTGAATGCGGATGTCTCGTGGTGCTGGAGAAGGGATATTGGATTACGATGCACCCGGCGCACATCAAGTCGAAGGGATCGGGCGGAGATGATCTTCCGTACAACATGCGGAGCCTATGCCTGCGCTGCCACGCTGCCGAGCACGCGGGGAAGGACGTTTCCAAGGGCGCAAATGCCACTAGGAACGATTCTCAGGCATTGGATGGAGTCACAGTATTAGACGGGATACGCGATGGCTTCTGAGGGAGAAATAGGCGAGGGCGTATACATTACCCTCGCCTACTCGCTTGATGACGTTATATCGGCGTTTCGAGCAGCGCGTTCGCGGCGGTGAGTACGAGTTTCACGGGGCATCTGGGCGTGTGCTGCTCGGGACTGCGCCAGTTGGAGACTTCGCGGAAGCACCCGCCGCAGACGGACCCGCCGGGCGTTTCGTAGAAGATCTGTAGCTGCATGGCGACGACGAGTGACGCGAAGATGAGTTCGTTGACCTGGTTTTCGTTGATGGTCATCTCCTTTGCCTCGGCATTGTCAGGAACTCGAAGATGGCGATAAAGACCATGAACACAAACGACACGGCGTAGAACGCGACATATATCAGGAACAGGAATGCTGCGATGGTCAAGGCAATGTGAATCATAAATCCCTCAATTCATTTGACTTGGAAACAGTTTCATGATGGCCTGCGCGTTGGCGATTTCGTCCTCGGCGGTTTCGCGGTCAAGGATGGGCGCGAGCGGCAGAGTTTCGGAGTGGCACCAAGGGCAGTAGACGGAATTCACGATCTGCTGGCACTGACCGCACAAGGCGGCGTGTGAGAGCGGGATTCCGACGCGGGTAGAGATGGGCTGAGTCATAATCCCTCCTTTTCGCACTGCTCGTCGCGCTTCCGGTCGCGGGTATAGTCGGCCATTTCTTCGCGGCGTTCGCGTGCCCATTTTGCCCATGCGAGTTCGTGGCGCAGGTCTTCTTCGTCGGGCGAGAGGATTTCCTGCTCTTCCTCCAGCAGGCGTTCGATATCGGCTTTGATTGCGCGTTGCTGTTCCAATATTCGCTGTTTCTCAGCGATGAGGCGCGAATGCTCGGATTCCGGCGCGACACTTGTGATGCCATGAAATACCGCGTATGCCTCGGTGTAGAGGTTGCCATTGAGGGCGGAGTTGATACGCGCCAGAGATGACCTCGTGGCGCGCAGCTGGTTGTCCAGGTAGTAGTAACGGACGGCGGTTTCGCGGTTCATGCGGTCACCTCTGATTCAAGGTTAGGCAGCGTGATTTCCACCACTGTGAATACCAGATTTGGGCGGGCATCCTGTTCTACGATTACGGCTGCTTCTGCAATCGCACGGGATGTGTATTTTGTTCCGAGTACAGACCATGCACGATTATTATTTTCGGATGCTCCTCGCATGGCGAGAATGTATGCCGTAAAAGGTTTCATTTCCCCTCCCTCAGAGAATGATGGCGACAACGTGGACGATGGCGCGGATGGCGCAAAGGGCGATGAAGTGCGCTTTGGCTACCGCAGGATGACGGGCTGGCAGGTACGGGTTTGGCCGTTTGAGCGACTCAAGATAGTCGCCCATGACTTGCTCTACGATCTGCTCGGCCCGTGTCACACCCGGCGTTGGAGGCTCTCCCATATCCAAGAGGAATGTTTTGAATGATTTCCTCCATGCATCGCAAACGGATATCCCTCTTCCGCCATAGCGGTTATATTCCGTGTTGTTCGGGTTGAGGCACCTCTGCTTCAGTGCGGACCATGCCTTGTAAGCCTTAGTTACCGGCATGATTCACCGTATTCTTAAGAATGAGCAGAACGTACTCGCGGAGGGTAAGGCCAGAGCGTATTGCCAGAACCTTAAGCTCTGCCATCAGGTGAGGTTGAACATCCTTGATTCGTAAGTCCATGTACACACAGTACACCAAATGTACCGATGTGTAACTCAAAGTTATCCACAAAATGATTCACATCTGTGGAAATTCCTTGAGCAAGCAACCTAATCGGCCTAGAATGAATGCCAGAACTCGCCAAACAAAGGGGTTAGTGCCAACATGGGAACTGTCGGAAGACCATCAATATGGAACCAAGACATGAAAGAAGAGATCATCAAACGGATCACTTCCGGGGAATCCATCACAGGGATATTTAGAAGCGCGCACTTGCCGACAAGACAGGATTTCTACTATCAGATGGCGAAAGATGCGGAATTTTTGTCCGCCATCACGCGCGCGAGAAAAGCAGGAGCAGCGGCGCAATTTGATGAATTCCTTGATCTTGCGGACCAAGCAGATGAGAAGAGCGCCAATGCAATCAAGGTGCGGCTATGGGCCAGGACGTGGGTTCTCGGGCGGATCGATCCGGCGCTTTATGGCGACAAACAGTTAGTCACCGGCGCCGATGGAGAGGGTCCAGTTGGCATCCAACTGATCTCCAGCGTGCCTCGGCCGCCCAAGGATGAGCCTGAAAAGTAGGGTTGTGTGACGATTTCTGCCCATGTGTATGACGATTTAGGCCCTTTTTGGGGTATATGTATTACATGAGCAAGGCAGTTACCCTCCGAATTCCAGATCATCTATTTGAAAAGATTGAGCTTAGGCGTGTAATGCGCAAATGTTCGCAGACAGAGGCGATTTTGAGCTATTTGGAGGAATCCGAAGAGCCTCACACGCCAAATTTGCCTGAATTGTCGCCAATCCATCCTAAAGCGCACATAAATCCTCTCAACATTCCTGGCGTCAGCTTGGGCAAGGATTTCTTCGGCGGCAATTGGACGGCAAGGCCAGAGCGCAATCAGCCGAGCCAATCATTCATGGCTGCATTCCATGCGGAACCAAAGATGTGTCCATACCGCGAGTATTCCGGCGATATAGGCGAGTGGGTTCAGTGCGGGAAAGCCGAGCACGGCCCGAAGATCAAGCACGGCGAGTGGAAGAAAGCCATCTTTTGAGTGCTAAACTCTTGCGCAAGGGGGAATTATGCCGAGCTACATCAGCAATCCGCAGGTATCGCAGGTGAAGGCCATCTATCCTGGCAGCCAGTACGCAGTGGTTCCCGACGCATCGAAGGAAACGGTCACGAAGAGCATTCAGTTTGCCGTTGGGCCGTTGCCGAATGCCGGGATGAAGAACTTGAACGTGGTTAATACGACCAATCAGACGGCGACGTGCCAGATGGCGATGTCAGATGGTGATGCGAACTATGCGCCTATCGCTTCGATTGCGCCGGCGACGAACACGTCGGTCAGTGTATCGGTTGGCGTGCCGTGCTGGATTCGGTTCACGTTCTCGCCTGCGCCGACGAGCGGAAGTCTCATTGTCGGATAACCATATATAGGAACGCGCACGCGCGTGCAACTGGAGCGCCAAACATGGCTGAGGGATGGGTACGGTTTTCACAGGATCAAAAGCGCAAAGTCTACGACATGGCGCAAGTATATGATCCGTATCCATTTCAGCGCAGTTTTCATGTGAGTGGTGCGCCGTATGGTTTTTTGGGCGGGAGTGCTGGGCCGGGCAAGACGACGGCCAGCCTGATGGAGATATTCACGTCGGCTAATGAGTTTAATGCTACGGACGGGCCGCAAGTGCATGATCTGGCGTTGCGCAGGACGTATCCGCAGCTGGAGGCTACGGTTATTACCCGATTCAGGGAGTTGTTCCCGAGGGAGTTATACCGCAAGTTCAACGAGACTAAATCGGAAGTGACGTGGCTGAATGGTGCGACTCTGAAATTCGGATCGATGCAATACGAGGCGGATGCGTGGGGATTTCAGGGGCAGTGGAAGAACATCTATTATGACGAGTTGTGCGATTTCACGTTTGGGCAGTGGATGGCGACGAGCGCGTGGAATCGCTGCCCGGTATCGCGTCAGACGCGGAAGTGGGGATCCGGGAACCCGATAGGGATCGGTGCGGTGTGGGTTGAGGATCTGTTCATCAAGCACGTTCCGTGTTTGGAGATGGATGCGAGCCAGAAGGCTGCTTATGATCCGAGGGACTATCCGTTCTTTGGCGCGACGTATCTGGACAATCCTATTTATGCGAATGATCCACGGTTCCTGATGAGTTTGGAGGCGTATCCCGAGGCGTTTCGGAATGCGTTGAAGTTCGGCATCTGGGGGGCTGCAGGCGGGTATTTCCGTGGGGTATTTGACGAAGCGGTTCATGTATTTGACCGGCGGGAGTTGAATATCCGTCCTTGGTGGAAGCGGTGGATATCGGGCAACTGGGGCTACGAGCATCCGGCGAGTTACTATTTGCACGCGATGGACGATGATGGTGTGGTGTACACCTATGCGGAGTTGTTTGAGCAGCACAAGGAGCCGGAGGAGTTGGCGCGTATCATTGTGGACTGGGCGCGGGATGCGGACGGGAAGATGCCTGAGTTCAGGAGTTTTGCGCATTCGTTTGATGCGGCTGCGACGAAGGTGACGGCGACGATGGGAGCGAATGCGAACTCGGTGAACAGCCGGATGATCCAGACGTTGCGCAAGAACGGGATACCGGATCCGCACGAGGCTACGAGGGACAAGTTGGGTCGGGACACGCTGATGCGGGAGCGGATGAAGAAGATGGTCCGGGTGGGGGAGGATGCGTACGGTCACGCGATGGAGGTTCCGAACTGGCGGATTGCTCGGCAGTGCACGCAGTTGCTGAGGCTGATTCCAGTGATCAAGGCTAACCCTGAGGAACCGGAGAAGATGGAGAAGACGACGGACGGGACCGATTCGCCGATGCAGGGTGCGGGGTATGGGTTATACGACATCTTCGGGAAGCCGCAGTCGAAGCCGTTTTATGTAGTGGCGAGCGAGGTTCGTGAGGACATGGAAGAGCGTGGTTTGACGATGACCGAGGTGGCAATCAGGATGCGGAAGATGGATGCGCAGCACAAGCGAGCGCAGGGGAGGAGGTCGATGTGGTCGAGGTAGTGATTTCGATACTTGGGATGCTGAGCGTGGCGTTGGCGATCCTGGTGCTGATTTTGCGGAAGGAGAACCGGGATTTGTGGGAGGCTTTGGACGCGCGGGAGATGGCCGATGTTGCAAAAAAGGTAGTTGGCGGCAAAGAAGAATTGACGCAAAGCAAACATCGGGAGGAAGATAAGGTCAAACCACGGTCCAGTGCTGAGGCGCGTATGATTGCGGAGTCTTTGAACCGGGAGTGGTTTTCTGCGGAGAAGAAGGAACCGAATTCGGAAAGGATGAGGCGCAATGGCTGAGATGAAGGCGAGGGGCTTGAAGGGGTTCGGGAAGATGGGCGAGGAGTTTCCCGGCAAGGGCAAGCCTGTTGAGAAGGGATTCAAGGTAGGTGGCGAGGAGCCTACGGGCGAGACGCACATTGCCCATCACGCGGATGGTTCGCACACGGTGACGCACCATGACGGGGAGGTTACGGAGCACCCGAACCATCTTCACATGGTTGCCGAGCTGGCGCACAAGCATTCGGGCGGGGACAAGCATCATATCGTTCATTCGGACGGGATGACGCACACTTCTCACGCGATTGGCGAGGATGGCGAGCACGACGGGCCGAAGGAGCATAACAGTGCGGAAGAGGCGAAGGAATCCTTGGGACGTTTTCTGGACGAAGAGGCCGAGGAGCCTGAGCACGAGCACATGAAGGAAGCGGAAGGCGAGCCTGCTTACGGCGGCTTGTAAGGGATAATTCAGCCCCGTTTCGACGGGTGATCTCCGAAGGAGAATGAGATGGCGGGTAAACTGAGCAATTTTGCGGGAATGTTCAATGCGTATGACTTTGCGTATGGCGTGAACCCTCGCGTTCCGGCGATCCAGATTATCGGGCCGGTGGGCGGAGCGACGGGTGTGCAGACGGTTGTTCTGGCGCACGGGTACGTGAACCTGTCGGACGGGACGATTATCTACCCGTTGTCGACGTCTGCGCCGATTCTTGTGGGCGGCGATTCGACGATGGAGACGGTGACGCCGAGTGCGGTATCGAATTCCACGCCAACGGTTTATGCCAGCACGAGCGTGACGTTTACCGGAACGTACGCGCACTCGAACGGCGACAGCGTGCGTTCGGGAACGGTGGGCTTGCAGGAGGCGTTGAACTACTGCGCGTCTCAGGGCGGCGGCCAGATCATCGTGGACGGGCGCTGGGCGGCTGCAGGCGGCACGAATGCGATGCTGGCGGCGGCGGTGATTCCTGCGGGTGTGAGCATTGACGACAACCGTGCGGGAGCGAGCGCGAGTTTGCAGACGGTGCAGATTCCGCTTACCTTGGCGCAGATCCAGGCGGCGTTCACGACCCCGATACTGGTTATCCCGGCACCGGGCGCTGGCAATTTGATTGATGTGATCGATGCGACGATGAACCTTGTGTTCGGATCGGCGGCGTATGTGGGCGGTGGTGCTGCGCAGTTGTCCTATGGCACGGCGCTGACTTACCCGGCGACGGCGACATGGGCGGCGACGGATTACACTTCGCTGGCTGCGAACCAG